ATGAGCAAGAACAGCGGCAAGGATAAAGCAAAGAGCGCGACGGCCAACAAGACCATCGCGCTGAACAAGCGTGCCCGCCACGAGTACCACATCGAAGATCGCTTCGAAGCCGGCCTGGCCCTGCAGGGCTGGGAAGTGAAATCGATCCGTGCCGGCCGCGGCAACATCGTCGACGCCTACGCCTACGTCAAGGATGGAGAGATCTTCCTGATCGGCGCGCAGATCACCCCGTTGATCCAGGCCTCGACCCATGTGGTGGCCAACGACCGGCGCGAGCGCAAGCTGCTGCTGCACCGGAGTGAGATCGACAAGCTGGTCGGCAAGGTCGAGCGCGATGGCTACACGATCGTGCCCACCGCGATGTACTGGAGCAAGAACAAGATCAAGCTCGAAGTCGCGCTGGCCAAGGGCAAGCAGACCCACGACAAGCGCGATGCCGCCAAGGACCGCGACTGGGCGATCGAGAAGCAGCGCGTGATGCGTCGCGGCAACCGCGACGCGTAAGCCAACCGCGCGCGCCTGTAGCGTCGAGCCATGCTCGGCTGCCTTGGGTTTCTGTAGAGCCGAGCCATGCTCGGCTTCGGCAAGAAAGCAGCCGAGCGCAGCCTCGGCTCTACCAGACGCCGGTCAACCGGCCAGCGCGCCCAGCTTCCGCATCCGCGGTGCCAGCGCCGCATGCATCACCGCCAAATGCATCACCACCGCCAGTTCCGGCGCGTGGCGGTCATCGCCCGCGCGCCACCGCTGTGCCAGCTGCGCCGCATCGGGAGGCAGCAGCGCCAGCAACTGCGCATCGTCCAGCGCGTCGGCCGCGCCCTGCAGCTGCCTGGCCATCTGCCGCGACTGCCACACATGCACGCCGATGCTCAGGCTGGCCAGCGACATCAGCACCACCGCCAGGCCGTGCTCGAACCATTGCGAGAGTACCTCCGGCCCCCACAGCAGCGCCGCCAGCACCGCCAGGCCCGGTAGCCGCCACCCCAACCAATGGATGCGACCGCGCTGCGCCCAGTGCACCACCACCGCGCTGGCCACCAATGCCGCAGCCGCCGTTGCCGGCAGCTCGGTCAGCCAGGTGGCCGCAAGCAGCAGCGCCAGCAGCGCCCAGACCCAGCCGGGCGGCAGCGCGCGCCGCTGGTAGTCCGCGCCAACCGGTCCGACCAGCTGTCGCAGGCTGCGTTGTTGGCTTGCCTCGGTCACCCACCGTCTCCGTGTCTGTCCTGGCTCGGATGTTCGTTGCCAGTGTGTCGCAAATTCGTGCCAATGAAGTTACCAATCCGCTATGGCGGCGGCCCTACAACGTCCTGTGGATGGCCAAGGTGACTGTTCAGCTGTTTTGCCGTAGCATTGCAACCGTTGGGCAGGCCTTGCCCGTGGTGACACGGAATCGGCCCTGTACCTTGCAGCACTGTAGAAACCGGGGGTGCATTGGTTTCGACGGGGGTTGTGAAGTCGCCTGGCGCATGCCGAGGGGGTAGCTTTCCTCGTAAATCCAGCTGCAAAACTCTAGTTGCCAACGACGACAACTACGCTCCGGTCGCTCTCGCAGCCTAAAAACTGCGGTGCGTGACCTTCTGCCGACTTAGGCGGAGCCTCGAAACTGCTTGTGTCCATGCTCGCAGCGTAGAGTCATTATCATGGAATCGCGCTGGGCGGCTGCCTGTCAGTCCGGCACTAGAACACAACAGGCTGGTTCCCGGATGCGCTTTGCACGCCGTGCTGTTCGGGGACGAGATTTAACGGCGAGCTAAGCATGTAGTGCTGGGGATGGAGTGCCTTCGGACGGCGGTTCAATTCCGCCCACCTCCACCAACGAACGGTTCGCCAAGGACCGGAGAAGCCCGGGAACCCCCGCATCACAAGGGTTTCCGGGCTTTTTTATTGTCCGCAGCAGACCGGGGCAATCCGTTTCAATCCATGAGACGGTGGGGGTATATCAAGGGGTATCCGACCGCACCCACTGAAGCGATACCCCCAATGCCCCTGACCGACGCAGCCATCAGGCGCGCCAAGCCCAGCGACAAGCCGCAGAAGATCACCGACGGCGGCGGCCTGTACCTCTACCTCACCCCGACCGGCGCACGCAGCTGGCGATGGAAGTACCGCATCGCCGGCAAGGAGAAGCTGCTGTCGATCGGCCTGTACCCGGATGTCTCCTTGGCTCGCGCGCGCGAGGCCCGCGACGAAGCCCGCCGGCTGCTGGCCCGAGGCGTCGACCCGGGCGCGCAGAAGAAGGCTGCTGCCCTCGCCCACTCCGCCCTCGGCTCGGACAGCTTCGAGACCATCGCCAATGAGTGGCTGGCCACACGCCCTTGGGTGCCGAACTATGCGGAGAAGGTCGAAGCCTGGATGAAGAACGACGTCTTCCCGTGGCTCGGGTCGCGCTCTGTAGCTGACCTAACCGCGCCGGACTTCCTCCGGGTGGCCCGGCGCATCGAGGAACGCGGCGCGATCGAGTCCGCGCACCGAATCATGCAGAACTGCGGCCAGATCATGCGGTACGCCGTGGCCACCGGCCGCGCCGAGCGAAATCCGGTTGCCGACCTGAAGGGAGCGCTTGCGCCGCCGAAGGAGGCCCACCATGCCGCGATTACCGATCCCGGGCAGCTGGGTGGCCTGCTGCGCTCCATCGAGGCATACAGCGGGTCTGCCATCACCCGCTCGGCGCTGCGGCTGGCACCGCTGGTGTTCTTGCGTCCTGGCGAACTGCGGCATGCGGAATGGGACGAATTCGACCTCGACGCGGCCGTGTGGACCATCCCCGCCAGCAAGATGAAGATGCGTGCTGCACACCTGGTGCCGCTGTCCAAGCAGGCGCTGCAGATCTTGGAGGACATCAAGCCGATCACCAGGCGGCACAAGTGGGTGTTCTCTGGCGCCCGCGATCCCAAACGCCCGATGTCGGAGAACGCCGTAACCGCAGCGCTGCGCAACATGGGTTACGACCGCACGATGATGACCGGCCACGGCTTCCGCGCGACCGCTCGCACCATTCTGGATGAGGTCCTGCACTTCCGCCCGGACATCATCGAGCACCAGCTGGCGCACGCGGTGAAGGATCCCAACGGCCGTGCCTACAACCGCACATCGCACCTGCAGGAGCGGGTGCGGATGATGCAGGTCTGGGCCGATTACCTCGATGGCCTGCGCGATGGCAACGTGGTGAAGCTGCGGGCCGGATGACGCCTACACACCCCGCCGCATCTGCTGCAGCCCTGCCCTCACCCACGCCTTGCGCGCGTCCTTCGGGCGGGGCTTGGTCTCTGCCGGCGGCTTGCGCGGCTCCAGCGCTTCCTTGACCCGCGCCGTAGCTGTGGCCGTCGCCTCGGCCAGGCGCAGGGCCTGTTGCTGCTGCTCGCGGGTCGGAGGCAGGCCGGGCAGTGGTGGCGGCGGATGGATCGGCGTGCTGTCGGTCAGCCGGGCGACTGCCTCGCGCAGAGGCAGATAGGGATAGAGCCTGGCCGCGCACCAGCGCTCTGCGTAGCGCTTCGCCTGCCGGACGTTGGCCGCGCGCGCTTCCTTGGTCTGCCACATCTTCTGGCCTTCCATCCACAGCCGGACGCCAGGACCGCCATCGAACGTGACATTCGCCGTTTCCCGGCCGTTGTACCAGAGCGCCCAGCGCTCGCCGGTCTGGACCCAGCCAGAGGGGATCGGGGCAGTGCGGAAGCCGTGGGAGGAATACATGGCCGGAAGGATACGACCGGCCGTCGCAGATCCTGCGAACGGGCCGCCCACCTCCATGAACCGTTCTGGATCACACGCCGGCTACGGCCTGCAGCGCTACCCTCCGGCCATGTGCGGCCGATTCGTCCAGCTCCCCGTGATCGACTTCGGCCAGCCGGGGCTGGCTGACCTTGCCCCCGGGCTGGCCGAGATCCAGCCCAGCTACAACCCCGCGCCGCCGAAAGGCCGTCTACCTGGGTCACCCGGGATTTCAGAACCTATGGCTGTTCAAAAAATCGGCCATCGCCCCGAGGTCGATTAGGCCTAGAGTTGACTCTGCATGCGCTCCAGTCAATGCCCTGACCTGGATTGAAGGAGCTGCGCTGGCAACCACGTTGGCGTCTGAAAGCTTGGCGATTGTATCTGTGTCGCCAATCCACAGCTGCCCGGGGATTCCGGAAAGTGAGGAGGCAAAGACATATGGGTTGTAGTTGGCACCATACGTCGAGTCGCTGTATGCACCGCCATACGCCGCATTAATCTGAGAGCTAAATCCAGCCGCCATTGCTGAGTTCATGTTGGTAACAGGGATCACGCCAACCATACCTGCAACCTTGCTGGGGTTCGCTTTTGCCCAATTGAGCATCGCCAGGCCGCCCATCGACTGGCCCACTAGAAGAACCTTCCCCTTCTTAACTTGGGGGAACGTTTGCGTGTACGCGAATGCTTCATCCAGCCTAGCCAGGAGGGTGGAGTTCCCCCACGTTGCACTTCCGCCAAGATCGGCACTGATCGAATACAACCCGCAACGGTCAACCATGTTCCTGACAATCGGCCACCTATACTGGCTGGCTGTCATCCAGTCCCACGCGCCTCCTGTAGCCTCAACTCCATGCACCATGATGCATGCATAACTCCCCCCGGCGTACTCCGCAGGGGTGATTACCATATCTCTTTCACCCGAGTGTATTCGGCCGGTCCCTAGTGTGATTTTCATACTGTCACCACATAGATGTAGGGCTTGTCTGCCGGGTTTCCAAAAACCGTAAACGTCCCCGCACCCATGTTTAGCCACCACGAAAGATCAACCGTGGTTCCAGCCGCGAGTCCTGACAGCAGGTATTGTTTCCCCTGCGACCAAAAATTGGTGATGGCTGCGGAGAAGAAGAGCTGAGCCGAGTCTGCTCCATTCACCCTCAGGATGATTGCAGCTAGATTGCTTGCAACCGTTGAGTCATAGAACGCGGTTGATCCAAATGAGATCAGCACGGGGCGGTCAGGCATGATGAAGGAAAATGTCATTCCTGTGATCGGAACGATGCCGCCAGAAGCTGTCGTGTTGACGAAGCTAGACGTTAGCTCCACTCCCCCCAAAAAAATCCCTGACGCTTCAGTCGCGCTCACAATCGGCCTGCGCGGGTCAGTGCTGTCCACCGTGACGTTCGTGCCGGGGCGGACCTCCTGCACGGCGCTGTCGGCCTTCCCCAGCGAGGCCAGAACTTCAGCCGCCAAGGACAGGGTGGGCAGACCTGCCGCCGCATTGCCGTTTGCCACGTTGATCTGCTGGGCGGTGCCGGTGATCGTGGCCGGGCGCGTGCCGGTCACCCTGCCCTTGCTGTCCTTGCTGATCGCCAGCAGCGAGCCGGCGCCAGAGTCCGGCACATCCTCCAGCCCGATCGTCGGGTTGCCCGCATCTCCGTCGGGGTTGGCAATGTCGATGCCAGCCCCCTCCTGCAGCGTTCTCAGCGCCCATTCGCCATCGTTCTTCCGAACGGCGAAGCCGGCGCCAATCAGCGCGGCCAGCTTCTGGATGTTGAGCGGGATTTCCTTGATCAGCTTCCAGATCGTCGATGCGATGCTACCTGGACCGCCGCTGCCACCGGTGGTGGGGTTGATCACCTGCGCCGCTGTCAGGATCTGGCCATCGGGTCCACGAAGATTCACCCCAACCTGGGCGCCGTTGGTCGCGTCGGGGTCGACATCAACGAAGCCGCGGGGATTCTGGTGCAGCGGGACGCGCTTCTTGGCCATTACCGCCCCAGCGCGCGGATCTCGCCCATGCGGGTGTTGCAGTCCTGCAAGGCGACCAGGTTGGCGTTGTACGCGCTGACCACCGCCTCGACCGTGCGCGATGCTGCCCGGGTTGCTGGACACGGCTGCGTCAGTCGGTCATCGACCGGTACCAACTTCTCCACAGTCACATGGACCTTTTCGGGCAGCTTCGGCCGCTCGGGCTGGTGTGCGCAGCCGGCCAGCAACAGCGCGGCGATCAGAGCAAGGGAATGGAATCGCAAAGCTGCATCTCCAGTTGGGACCGGCATGCCGGTGTGGTCTTGGCGCCCTGCAGCGCCTTCTCGGCGGCGTTGGCCCGGCGCTTGCCTTCCGCGGCGGCCGCCGATGCCCGGTCTGCAGCCTCAACTGCAGCCTTGCGTGCCAGCTCCGCAGCGTCGATCGATGCTTGGGTCTGCCGGTTCACCTCCCGCAGCAGGTCGCCGGCGGCGTTGGCCGCGCGCAGGTTCTCGTCGGCGGATGCCTGGGCTTTGTCGCGCTGCTGCTCGGCGTCAGCAATCCGGGCCTGGTCCTTCTTGGCCCGGTAGTCCGACCCGAGCCGTGCGCCCATCAGCAGCACCGCGCCCACCGCAGCAACCCACAGTCCAACGCGAATCAGGCCCACGTAGGGCCGGAGCGGATCAGGGATCAGCACGTCGTCCGCTCCTCGGCTTCTGCTTGAAGCTGGTGGCCACCGGGACCAGGAAGGCGCCACCGACGGCTAGGCCGCCAAGCACGATCAGGCCCCACTCGGGGAACAGGGTCTGTGCACGTTCCGGCATCAGGGCGTATGCGCCGAGGGCCGCAGCTGCAGCAGCGGCAAGGGTGGCCAGCCAGGTGCTGGCGCGACCCGCAACGCCCTGCCAGTTGAATCGTCCCTTCACTTCAGCCCCCTGAGCTGCTTCAGCTCGCGGATGTCCTGCTTGTTCTGCTCGACCTGCACGGCCAACTTGGCCAGCTCCAGCTTCAAAGCCGGCACGTCGGCCAGCTGCGTGTTGAAGGTCTGCAGCTGCTGCTGCACCGTCGCCATCTGCTGGTTCGTGACCTGCTGTTGGGTCAGCACAGCCTGCATGGAACTGATCAGCCAGTAGCCTCCGGCGATCATGAAGCTGGCGAAGGCGCCAACGATCCATTTCTCGACCGGGCCGAGGGAAATACGGGTGCGGCCGTCCTGGCTCGGTTGGGCTTCCATGCTCATGCGCTCCCGCCCACTTTGCCGCCGGCCCTCTGATAGGCCGCGCGCAGCTTCTCCAGGCTCTGCTCGTGCTGGCCGTAGCCTGCGCCCGGCAGGCTGGCCCACTCCTTCGAACACAGGGCCACGGCTCGGTCGAACTGGCCGGCCTTCACGGCATCCAGCGCCCTGCGACCGCGGATCAGCTCGATGCACGCCTTGTCCTGGCTCAGCGGCCCGAAGTTGGGCAGGCCGAGCTGCTTCTGCAGGTTGCCCCACGTGCGGGAAAGGAACTGGTAGCGGCCGGCTGCGGTGGAAGCCAGCTTCGGGTTCAGCCGGACGAGCTTGGCCGGGTGCTTGCTGAGGTCGGTAAACAGGCCGCCGCCCACCAGCACGTCATACCCGTTCTGTTTCGTGGGCTGGCGCCCGTTATCGGTCCCTTCGGACCAGGCCAGCATGTCCAAGAACGCCACGACGTTCTGGCCGCCGGCCTCCTGTGCTGTGATGCGCGCCATACAGCCGCCCCCATGTGTGATGGGGCCATGCTGCCCGGGGCGGCCGTAGCATCAACGGATGGGCTACGATGCGCTGGGCCCTGGATTGGCCGGGGCAACCAAGGAGATGGTGATGCCGATCAACACGAGCTCTCTCGTCCTGTCAGATGACCTGCAGCTTCCAGCTGGTGCAATTCTCTACTCTGGTGATGCTTGGCATCTCCGGGTGCACCTGGAAGAGAATGGGAGAAAATACGAAGGCACTGTTGCGCTCACTGGTGCGAAACCGGGAGAGTATCGCCACCTTGATTTCTCAAGCACATGTCTCGCCATTCCCCTCGGTGTTCGCCTTGAAAGCCGTGTTATCGGCGAGATTTCTGGTCCTGGCATAGCGCCGCACGGGTCTCTGCTGTGGGGCCGAAATGGCGTGTCGCTCGTTGGATTTGTTCGCAGGGCGTTTCTCGTTCATCTCAACGGCCTGGAGTCTGAAGACCGTGTATCGGAAAAGGACTTCTATGCGAAGCAATGGGGCTTCTGGGTTGTGGATGGAAACGGACAGGACGTAGGTGAGGGCCCCCTATTCACGGTCAACATTCCCTGAGCAGTCAGCACCGGGCGCCTAGGCGGCCGGTGCTACTATCGGCTCTCTACCGGGACTCCGCCATGACCGACCAGACCGAAGACCGATTCAAGGGGACTGGCCAGTTCCATCCGGACAAGGCCTGGGCGAAGATCGACCGCGCGAACAAGGACCGGGCCTTCGACGCAAAGCACCCGCCGAAGTGGTGGCATTCCCTTGCCTTCCCATGGGGTGTAGCGCTTCTGTTGCTTAGCCTGGCCGGCTGCGCAATCTACCTACTGTTCTGGGCTTTCAGCGCTCCGTTCGCCTGAGGCTGCAAGCGCGCCCGCAACCTCGCCGATTGATTCGTCGTCGTTTTCTGCACTCATTCGCTTCAGCACGTTGACCTGTGCAGGAAGCGCTCCGAGCGGGAGCTCGGTTGATCGTGCGAGCCATTTCACGAATCGCGGATTTGTCATGGCCCGTGCCAAGACGTTTGCCGAGGCCCCGCCGCCAACCGCAACCGCGGCAGGCCCAACTTGCCCCGTAATGAGCAAGCCGCCAATAGTGGCCGGATATGCAATCGCGGCACCACGGTTCGCTGTACCGCTGGGGTTCCTGAAAACCTCCGACCCCTCCTTGATCCTCTCCGCCACGCGGGCGATCTTGTCCATGTCCTCGCTGAATCCGGCGCCGTATCGCCCGAACAGCTTCCGGCGCGCCTCTGGGCTGATGCTGCCCCAGTTCGTCAGGAAGGTGTTCGGGCTGAAGGCGTCGCCTGCCGCGTTCTGCGCTCCTGGGTTGGCCAAGCCCATGCGCTTGATCACTGCTGCACTGACCGCCTTCTGTCCGTCTTCTGGAAGCGAGCGCATCACTGCGCGCAGCGTCGTCGCACCATCTTTCGTGCCCGACATGGCCGCCTGGAACACCTTTTCGGGGCCGCCGTTCTTGTCGACCACACGTTCCAGCGTTTCCAGCCGATCGGCGGATGCCTTGAAGTAGTTGTTGGCACGGCGAACCGCGGCGACCGCGCTCGGCCCCTGCGCCTGAGCGGCAGCCTCCAGGTCCTGCGACAGGGAGCCGTAGAGGCGCTTCAGCTGCGCCGTGGGGCGATCGGTGGATAGCGAGAAGTCAGACAGTTCCTCGCCGATCTGGCTGCGAATCCGCTTCACAGCCTCGTAAGGGATGCCACCAACACCTGCCTGCTGCGCTGCTGCGACGTCCTGGGCCAGGTTGTCGGCCATCTGCTGAATCTTGGGGCTGATCTGCGCGCCGGTAGTGGCCTCCGCCCCTGCAACCGGTGTGGTGAGCTCCGCGAGCGCTCGCTGGGTGTTCGATACGCCGATCGGAGTGTCACTGGGGATGTGCTGGTCGGCCTGCCAGTAGAGCGCCTTGCGCATGGCGCCGGTGTTCTTGGAGAACGTCTGTACACCACGCTCGATCGCGCGGCCGGCGCGCTCGCCGCTGATGTTCCTGGCCAGCTGGTTGCTGACATCGGCCAGGCCGCTGCCGATCTGTTCGTTCTGCCCCTCAGCAAAGCGACGCATCACGCCGCCACTGGTCGGACCGCCGCTCAGCAGGCTTTCCGCGCCCTGCATCGACCAGCGACCGGTGCCCTGACCTACTGATGGGGTGGCCCCCAGAACTGCGAAGTCATCGATGGCCTGTTCCAGCCGCTGGCGCCCCGCCTCGCCGCCGCGCATCAACCCGCGGACGCCCGCCTGAGTACCGGTCAGGGCTGCAGAGGGGGCCAAGCCGCCGAGCAGACCCGCGACTGCCTGTGCACCGGCGCCGCCCCCCGACTCTCGGGTAACGCCAGCGGCAGTCGACCCACCCAGGGTGCTTGCAACCTGCAGAACAGGCTGAGCAGACAGCAGTTCTCCGGCGCGCTCACCGAGGGTAGCGACCGCGCGCGGTGCCGGCGCGGCCTGCGCAAGCGTCGGCACAAGCGAACGCCCGGCGGTCAGTGCACCACCGGCGCCAAGCGTCAGGCCGGTACCGGTCAGCGCTTCGCCCACATCGCCGAGAACGCGATCGCCGGCGGTCTGTGCCTTTGGTAGGCCTAGCGTGTCGCCGAGCGCCGCAGCGTTGTCGCGGAAGCTGGCCACAGGGCGGCCGGTAATCTTGGTCTCCAGCGCGCCAAGGGCATCACCGCCGACTGCGCCGATCAGGCTGCCGAGGCCTTGCAGCACCGAGCGCGCACCGAAGGCCAGGTCGCGCGGGATGCCGGCCTTCCAGCCGTCGGCCTGCCGACCATCGGCAGTGCTGTCGACTGTGGCCGTGACGCCGGAAAAGTCCGGCGGCAGTGCCTGGACGGTCCCGAGGGTCGGGATGTCTTGGTCACGGTAGTCATCCCACGGACCACGGTCATACAGCCGCTCCTGGTCTTGATGGAGACTATGCGCGTAGGCTGTTGCGTTGTCCGGCGTATCGAAGATGCCGAGGTTGCGCCCTGTCTTCCGATACTGCGCAATCGCATCGTCGTCGCTCAGGATCCGACCATCGTCCGATACCGTCGGGATCAGCACCTCCCGGCCGTCGAAGTTGGCCGAGATCGAGCGGACAGTCGATATCGATCCATCCGGGTTCCGTACCACCGGGCGCTTGTTCAGGTCAATGTTGCCGGCCTGCAACTGCCCCGGTGCCAGGCGAGGTGCCTGTGCCTGCTGGTACTCCTCCCACGGCATCGGGCCTGCCATCAGATCTTCTCCCACGCATTACGATCGGCGGGATTGCCGCCACGGAAGCGGTAGCCGTTGCGCACAGTTCCTGGCGCCGGGCCACCAGGTGCAGCCGGTGGGTCTCCCAGAGTGCGGACAGCGCCGCCACCCATGCCCTCCCCAGCGGCAGCCGGGCGAGCGATTGCCGCCCGCTCTGGGCCGAGGCCAGTGGCAATTGCATCCAAAGCAACCTGGCGCGATTTGGCCTTCTGCCTCAGCGTTGCAGGACTGTCTCCAGGCTGTGGCAGGTAGGTCTGGCCATAGATATCGAATTCCTGTGCAGTGATCGCCGCGCCGGTATCCTTGCGCAGCACGGCTGCAAGGAACTCTCGGGCCGCCTGCTCGGCTTGCTGACGGGGAGCCGAAACCAGCGCGTTCACTGCGGACGAATCGCCGATTCCAGGAAGGCCTCGCAGGAAGACGTCTGCCGCGCCGCGCGCGCCCTGCTGACCTCCGCTTGCAGTGAGATTGCCAGCCATGGTTTCCAGAAGCTTGTTCGCCTCATCGCCGCGCTTGAGGTAGACCAAGTCCTTCGATTGACCCTCTGTCAGCTTCGGAGATGCGGCATCACCAAGTACTCCAGATCCTGCGCTGCGTCCGCCTGGGTTCCACTGGCCACTGCGCTTCAGCCCGAACTCTGCTGCATCGATGCCGGCCGCCTGCCGGGTTCGCGCCGCGCTGGCATTGGAGCTGTTGGCGCTTGCATAGGAGGCGGCCGCGCGCGCGGCGTCGGCGGCGATGCCGGCCCTACCCTGCTCGGTGGTCGAGATCCCGCCGCCGCCTTCCTTGAATCGGTTCTGCAGCAGGTTCTGGCCCTGCACAGCACCCAGCTCCTGCGGACCGTTGGCCACGGCCATCAGGTTGGCGTTCGCGCCTTCCCAGTTGCCGCCCAACGCGGCGTCACGGGCGGAGCTGCGCGCAGCTGCACCCACCACATCGTTCAGCTGCCCAGCATCGAACCTGTCGTTGGCCAGGAGCGCGATGCTCCCCAACGTCGCGCGCGCAGCGTCGTCGCCGCCCAACACGCCACTGACCAGATCGGGATTCACCAGCGCCCGCTGTTCGTTGATCTGATTGGCCAGTACCGCCTTGGAACGCGCCTGCCGGGCTTCCTGCAGCGCCTGCTCCACCTTGTAGTTCCGGCCCAACTGGTCGGTGTAGGTGTCGCGAGTGCTGCCGAAGAGTGCAGCCCCCAGCGCCTGGCCCGCGTTGTACGGACTCGCCATGTCAGCCTCCCACCAGCCCGTAACCGGGCAGGCCGTAACTGGAATGCGCGCCGGCACCCGGCAGTCCCTTCAACGCGTCCATGTTGTTGCCAAAGGTCTGGGATGCAGTCTTGCCAACGCCGTTCAGCGCGGCGTTGCCGAGCATGCTCGCCCCAATTCCGGACGCCAAGCCGCCCAGGAGGTCCATCCCCGGCCGTCGGCGGATCTGGCGGCGCCGCAAGTCGTCCACAAACGACTGCCCCTGCGACTCGCGGCCGATCAGGTTCAGATCGGTGGCCAGGCGGCCATAGTCGAAGGCTTCGCCCTGCCGCTGCAGACCGGGCGCGTCGATCCGGGCCTGCAGCCCCGCGGTCGTCGCAGCGGTGGCGTCGGCTGCATTGCGTGCAGCACCCGCATCTGCCTGGTACGTGGCGCCGCCCACCGGCCCCTCCAGCCCACTGTTTGCCTGCCGCTGGCCGCGCCGAAGAACCTGCATGTACTGGTCCAGCCGTTGTGCGCGTTCATCGCCGGACGTGCTGCCCTCCAGCGCGCCGACCTGATCGCGCACCACCTGATCGGCCTCGCGCTGCTTCTGCGCCTGGTTGAGGATGCTCTGTGCCGCCGCCTCGTCCTGCTTGCGCAGGTAGCGGTTGGTCTCGTTGCTCTGGATGACCTGGCCGCCGAGCATGGCAGCGGCCGGGATGATGAACGGGAGCGCGGCGCCCATGGATCAGCCTCCGTAAGCGGCACCGCCGCCGTACAAGTTGTAGTTGGCGTCGCGGTTCGCCTGCCGGCGGGCAGACTCCTCGCGGCGCTGCTTCACGAACGCGCCCACGTTGGCGAACTGGTCGCCCAGCTGTTCACCGTAGGCCTGCGCCTGCGCGTTGCCGATGTTCGAACGGAGGCTGGATGCCGCCTGCGACGCTGCGGACGTTGCGTCCAGTCCGGACGTGGCCAGCTGGATCAGGCGCGAGCGAGCATCTTGGTCGGCAGCTTCAAGCTGCGAGCCGGCACCCTGTGCCCGGTTCTCGACGTTGATCAGGCCCCGGTTGTACTCGTCGCCGAGTCGGCGGTTCTGGTCGACGCTGACGCTGCCGCCGGACAAGCCGCCACGGGCCAGCGCAAACTTCAGCTCCCGCTGTGCATCGGCGTTCTGACGGTCCAGGTCGATCAGTGCCCGGCTGCGCACCGCCGAGACGAAATCGGAGATGTCACGCGCGCGCCGCGGGTTGTCGAACACGGCATTGACCCGCCCCTGCGTCTCGCGGATTGCCGCTTGCCGCTCCTGCTCCATCTGTGCGGCCTGGTCGGCGGCCTTGCTGGGCTTCGGGGAACCGCTCATGCAGCCTCCTTCACGCGGGCGAACATCACCGCGTCCGCGCCGCTGGCACAGTAGCGGTGCAGCGTCGCCTCGCGACGATAGCCAAGGCCCCGCTCATACCACTCGAACGTCTTGTCGCGGCCAGCCATCGCGCACAGTTGAATCCGATGCACGTCCGGGTCGGCCAGCATCCGGTCGTTAATCTGCCGCGTCACCTTGGTGATCGATCGCCAGTAGCGATCCCAGCCGGCCATGGTTCCAGCCTGCCAGCCTTCCCATACACCCGGGCGGATGCAGTAGAAGCCGCCGCACAGGATCGGAAGGCCGTCGGCGAACATGACGACCTTCGGCCCAGCCACATTCACCATTCGCAGAATCGCCGATTCGACGTCGTGCACCTTGGTGCCGTTGAACGCCATGTCCTGCGCAACCTCATCCGGGCGCATGTTGCGCGCCACGTAGGCCAGGTCTTCGAACAGAAACTGGCTGGTGGTCTGGATTTTGGTCATGGGCCATTGCCCAGGTCGAAGAAGCTCAGCGACGCCTGCGTCAGGGCCCACTTCTGGCCAGGCGCGAAGTCCACGCGCAGGCTGAAGGTCGGCGCCGACAATGGGAAAGGGATCACCCCGCCCGGCAGCGTGTCAGCGTCCACCGTGTACGGCGGAGTGAAGGCGGCCAGGTTGCGCTGGTCGTAGCCGATGCTGATGCTGGGTGTCCCCTGGCTCACGATGTCGAACCCCTCCATCATCTTAGTTACTCCGGGCGTTCCGAAATCAAGCCAGGGCCACTGGACAGTGCCACCGAACGGGATTGTGGAACCGCCAACGTCATCGCCGACCGCGTACTCAGAAACCTTGCTGATCTCGTCGCCGTGCCGGATGTACAGATCATTCCCCAGCTGCGCAAAAGCATCCACGGAGAACGGGAACAGATAGCGACTCCAGGCGCCCTGCCTGCCAGTGCCTCGCATGGTGTAAACGAACGCAGTCGTCGTGGTCATGGGTCACACACCAGTGAAGAGTTTGAGGACATGATGCAGTTGACCTCTTGGAACGCCCGGGATAGCCCGACCGTGAAACGCTGATGGGCCTCCGCCCAGATGAGCGTTACTACGACTGACGACGGTTTCGTCCTGGTTGTCCAGGTAACCCCATCGGGGCTCGTCGCATAAGAAGACGAGGAAACGATGGGCATGGAGACAAGACCAAGGTATGGAGACCATGCGATGGCCCCCCCCGTACCAGCAGGAAGTGCGATGGATGCCCAGGTGGAGCCATTGGTGGTTTTCAGGACGGAAGCCGTTGCATTGGTGGCGCAGTAGGCGGTTCTCTGCTTCGGGTCCCAGCAAAGCTTGGCCGTGGTACCGGCGACGGAGTGCCGCTGCGTCCAGGTAGCTCCATCGTCGCTGGTATAGATCAGAACCGTGCTACCCGATAGCGCGGCCATGATGAAGACCCCGAAGCTGTCTGCGTAGATCATGCTTTGGGGCGTGGGGATGGAGTTGGTCACGCGCGTCCAACTGGTCCCATTCGTGGAGATAATCACAGCCGATGCTCCAGCGACGACAAACTTCCCGTTGCCCCATGCCGCCGCGCCTCCCCGAGTCACTGCGGTAAACCCTGTCACCGGGAGCACTGTGAAGTTGATGCCGTCTGCACTGGTCATCACTGCGTTTGGATTTGCCATGCTGGTAGCAGCGAACAAACCAAGCTGCGGCGACCAGGCAATCGCATTGGTAGACTCATCCGCCGGGAATCGGTTGACCCATGTGTCGCCGTCGGCCGACGAGAAGATGCCTCGGCGCACCGAAGCCAGCGTGATACCTAGCGTTGGCGAATGTGCAAAGCCATAGAACGCGTTGCCATCGGTCATCCTCGGGGTCGTCTCGATCGACAGCGTGTAGTCCCAGACGAACTCACAGATCCTTGCAGTATCTGGGCGCACCGCTTGGTTCTCATCGGCGTCAGTAACGGCGACCTGCCACTGGAAGTTTCCCCGCTGGGTATAGGCGTAGGTGACAGTGCCGTCCGCCTGCAGAGCCGCGCCAGGAGGCAACTGCCCGGCCACCACCGAGATCGGCGCATAAGGCTGAACTCCGCCGGCCGCGATGTAGCGCATGGCCCCGGAATCTCCAACGATGCCATCTGGCATGTCGCCGGTTAGCGACAGCACCGATTGTGGATAGTCCTTGAATGCCAGCCAGTACTGACCAGCGCTGGGGTAGTAGGTGCCGAGGACCGTCGATTGGTTGGCTTCTGCAACACGCAGTGCGCCCTGCACAAGCACGTCGATCGGCGCGCCTACATCCCCCGCAGCAAGGTTCTCCGCAGCGTTGGCAATGCCAACCGTGCGCACGCCAAGCGCAGCCAGGTAGAAGAGGTCATTAGCCACCGGGACAGCTGCACGTGGCCACACAGAGCCGATGCCGTCCATTTGATCCAGGATCGCCATCGATGCAGGGTCAGGGTCCACTTGCCAGTTCTGGAAGCTGCTGGCGTTCAGTGCAACCAAATTGGCCCGATACTGCTGCAGAACAGCCATGTCGTTGGCGTTGGCCTGTTGCAGACCAGTCGGCAAGTAGCCGGCATCGTCTGTGGTGGACCAGTCCAGAGGGTTCGCTGTGGCGCTGAACTTGACGATGTCTCCATCCGCAGCGAAAACCTTAGCAGCCACGATCGCGACGACCTTGCTATTCGGGCACTTCTCGTCCTCAACCCGACGCGACACCGCTCGCCAGTTGATGGTCCCATCTTTCACCATGGCACCGATTTCGGCAGGCCAGATTGGCTCCACAGCACCGCTGACGTACCGCGGCGAGGCCGTCCAGGTCACGCGACTTGTGGTCACAGCCTCCCAGATCACCTCATTGTCGATGACCTGCTGCCCGAGGATTCCTGGCCATGCTGGTTCGCTGCTGCCAGAGGTTCCAGACTCAGTCTGCACCGCCTTGTACACAAGACCTTGTGGCAGCCCTGCGGTAGCGCCGCTCACCGCTAGGTTGTCGCCCCAGATGGGCGCACTGTGACCGGTAACCGAAGTAAGGTGAATGGCGGCCTTCGCATAAGCCGCGGTTGCCGGAGCCGTGGATACGACGCGGGACTGATGCCACGCGCCGCCGGCTCCACTATCGACCACATTGCCCTTGTCGGTCTGCAGCAGGACATTCGCCGACGTGTACCAGAGGATCTCCGTCCATCCTGCAGTCTTACCCGCAGCCGACGCGCCCTGATTGATCATTGAGGTTGCAGTGAGCTGTCCGCCCACCGGAACCACCAGCATCGTGTTGTTGATGCCCAGCCCGTCCGGACGATTGCCCGGAAGGATCATCGATGGGCCACCGCCTCCATAGCCGCCCGATGCGCTGTAAGCGCCATCTCCGCTGAAGGTCCAACCGGTGTTGCCCGCCGAAAAATCACCATTGACCACCTGCGGGTTGAGCGGCGGCGGCTGGGTGATCGGCTGAACCAGGTCACCTGGTAGGTAGAGGGTTCCAGGCTGCCAAACAGGAGCTGCCATTCTAGATCTCCTGATCGGTCAGGTTGCGCCAGGGACGGCTGCCACCACTCCCATAGCGATTCGTCACGTCCGGTGGCAGCTGGCTGCCGGAGCCCTCGGCGGGGATCGGCGTCGGATTGGCAACATCGCTATCCTCAAACACCTTGGCGCCGGCTGACGTTGGCCACGAGGGCTCAGTTGCGCCGGACCGTGGAGCAGGACCAAAGGCGTCTGTCACGGTGTAGTAGTAGCCATTGTCGGTGGTTGGGACGACCTTGTTTCCCAAGGCGCGCGCGACGTTCTTGATCCAGACCTGGAATTGCTCGGTGCCGCTGTCCAGCTGGTACGCAATGCCATTCGCGTTGGTTGGCGTCACGATCGCGCCTGGCATGTACGTTGTGTTTGGCGCCCAGGTAGTGCCGCGCTGCAGCCAGTAGTGAAACGCGTCGCCGTTGTCGAACTCCGGAACTACGTACAGATAGCCCAGGAATGGGCCGGCGAAATGGATGTCCTTGATCGGCATCTCGGGAATGGTCGGGTGCCTCAGCACCTCGCACTCCACGCCTGGAGTGCTTGCAGGGATGGTCTGGGGCGTATGGCTGAATACGACCAGCTTCCCGTCGTAGGCGCACATTCCCTTCGTGGCCCCGGTCGGCAGCGTGACGGTGTTCTCGGTGCCCGGTCGCGAGCGCAACACGCCCGCTTGATCTACGAATCCGTTGACCAGGTCATACAGGGTGCTGGGATCTGCCCCACCCTTCACCCGCAGACGGTTGATGCCGCCCTTGGCCGCATTGAGCGTGACGATGCGGCCGGTCATGCGAACGGCACCTCCGGGCGGGGCTGCACATAGACAACCTCACCTGTCGCCGGACCTGGCCGGTACCGCGCCGTGGCATGCGTGCCGGCCACCAGGTTGGAGATCATCACCTCCAGCTGCTGGATGTACGTTTGCGCATCCGGCTGCCGATAGTGCTGCTTGCCATTGGCCAGCGCCAGCAGGAACACGATCTCGCTGTCGATCGTGGTCTTGTCGGCGTCCTCGGTGAACCGGTTGAGGTCGAACTTGCCCTTGATCACCAGATTGCCCAGCGTCTCGTCGGGCGCCGGCCAGATCTCGATGCAGTTGCGGAACTCGTAGCGCTGCGGCAGGCCCGTCAGCTCGCTGGTCGTGTAGCTGCGCGGGTTGATGCCCTGGTGCATCTCGGACCAGACGCCATCACGCTCGCGACCGACCCACGTCACCTTGCGCGGGTCTAGCGTCGCAGGGCAGTTCTGCGGGCCGTTCTTCTCGTCGTTGTCCGGGTAGTCGTAGAGACGCTGACCGGCAACCAGCGGCCAGGAGAACCAGCGCTCGTTGCGGAACTCACCAGTGGGGCGCCGGAACAGAGCCACCTGCGCGCTCTGCAGGAAGTCGTTGAGCAGCTCCTTCATGCCCGGCGGCGGATTGTTCGCCTGCGCGGCGAAGCCCAGCCGGATCATCAGCCGCTTGCGCAGGTCTGCCAGCGTGGCGTTGCCGTCGGTGCTGGAGCAGGCGCATTGGATGCCGTCGGTGATGCTCATGGGAGCCCTCTTGTGGAGACGGGCCGGGTTTCCCCAGCCCGTCGGGTTACCGCGTGGTGCTGGCGATCAGCCGCCCAGGGTGCCGTCGCCGGCATCGGCCTTCTTGGCCTCGTCCAGCAGCGCCTTCAGGTCTGCCTTCGAAGCGTTGCCCCGGAACTCGATGCCGCGCTGGGTCAGCTCGGCCTTCAGCTCTGCAGCGCTCAGATCGGCCTCGCCAGCAGTACCGTCGCCGGCATCGGCCTTCTGGCCCGGGCGTTCCGGGAGGCGGCTGATGATCACGGCCTCGGACTGCTTCTTGAAGCTGTCCTTGCCTAGATCCATGCCGACTTCCTTGGCGATGTCGCGCGGGCCACCGCGGAACACCTGGTCGATCACCGGCCGATACTTGTCGCCGTACTTGGTCAGCAGGCGCTGATACTCCTGCGTGGCGTTGTTCGGCAACTCGATGGCGTGGTAGTCATCGTTGATGACCTTCACGTTCTCCTCGCCGTGGATCAGCTCGAGGATCGGCACCTCGTGCTTGAACACGGATTCGGTGATGGTGACTTCGGTACTGCGCTGGATGGTCAGCAGCGTCAGGGTGACGATGACGGTGGACTTGCTCATGTACGGCTCCTTTCAGCCCGCGAGGGCGTAGACGGTGCCGGCGGCGGAGAGCTTGATCCACTGCGGCAGATTCTGGACTTCGGTCTGGCTCGTCGCCGGGAGCGTGGCCAGAGTGGTGTAGGTGCCGGTCTGGGTGTCCGAGCCCTGCAGGGTCGCGGCGGAGGCCGACAGGTTGGAGAAGGTGGCGCTGCCGCCGCGCAGGAACGGGCTGGTGCCGGTCTTGAAGGCGGTGTCGGTGATCGGGGTGGACTTCATGGGGATGGCTCCTGTAGCCGAATGGGATTCCCGCGAGCGCCCGGCCGAAGCCGGGACGCTCGGATCAGGCCAGGCCCGATCAGGCGATGGACAGCACCGCGTGCACGTTGCGCTTGCCGGTGGTCAGGCCGTACTTGTTGGTCTGCGCGTAGTACGTGACGTAGCGGTCCGGCAGCTTTTCCGGCTTGCGCTTCTTCATCCAGTTGCCCTTCACCGGGCGGAAGGTGATGAAGTTGCGGTTGAGCAGGTAGCAGCGCTTGGTCCAGGGGTAGGTGATCGCGCCGAGCTTGGCGTCCAGCAGCTCGAACGTCGGATCCCAGATCAGCTCGATGCCGCGGTAGAACACCGCGGTGACCGAGGCGTCCAGGCCTGTGCCGCCGTTGGCGCCGACGATGATCTGGCGGTTGATCTCGATCTTCGCCTCGGCCTTGTAGGCGTTGAGGAACGCCTGGCCACAGCGGATGTCGGTCGGGATCGCGCCGCCATAGCGCACGCAGGCGTCGTACATTGCGTCCAGCGCAGCCACGACACCGCCGGAGGCGATGGCCATGCTGGCGTTGTTGCGCCAGTAGGTGCTGGTGCTGGCGTTGATGCCGCCGACGGTGTCGCCGGTGCCCGGGGTGGTGGAGACGATGTGGTCCAGGCCCGGAACGGCCTTGGCCGACTGCGAACCGTTCTGCAGGGTCTCCAGCGCCAGACCTTCCTGCAGGCCGTTCTTCATTGCGGTCCAGCTCGACTGCAGCAGGTTGACCAGCTGCTCCTTCTCCTGCGAGCTCGGCACTGCGACGCCGGAATCATCGATCAGGATGCCGTTGCGGATGAGGCGGTCTTCATCGAACCAGAAGCCTTCATGGTTCGAGTAGTACTGGAACTTGGCGAAGCGGTTCGGGTCACGCTCGTTGTAGGTGACCTGGTCGGCGCCTTCGTAGTTCTGGTAGTTGCTGTCGTTCGAGGTGAACAGCTTTTCGTTGAAGATGCCGTTGCCGAAGAACGACACCTGCTTGTTGGTGACGAACATCTCCAGCGTGCGGTGCGCGACGTTGATCTGGTCGACGGGGTCCTTGGTGGAGTAGCTCTCCAAGGTGTAGTTGGCGCCCTGCGCGAGCTGGGCAGTGGTCCAGGCCATGATGATGTCCTCGAAGGGGAATGGGTTGTCGCTTTCCATCCACGTTCGAGGGGGGCGAGGCCTCCTACTGCCCTACCGGGCGCGACTCCGGCGTACTGCATGCGTGGCGCGGTTGTCAGCCGCAGGGCCAGATTGCCCTTGTTGGGTTATGCGTCAACGGACACAAGAAACCCCGCCGGAGCGGGGTCTTGTCGGGGCCGAGCGTTAGCTAGCTCAACCGCCGTTTGCCCTCTGGATGCCGTAGTCCAACGCAGCCATCGGATCATCGAAGGCGACCGGATCCATTGCAGGCCGCGGGCCTCCCGGTCGCATCGGGCCCGGCCGGGGCTGGACGGGGGCGGCCGGCGCCGCAGGAGCTGCCGCTGCCACCGGCGCCTGGATGCGCGCATAGGCGAGTGCGGTCTGCTGCGCCCACTGGCTCGGATGGTACTGCTGGCGGATCTGGCGGACGGCCTGATCCAGTGCCGGGCGCTTTGCGGCATACGCTGGGTCTTCCCGGCTCATCTCCGCATCGAACTGCTGCAGCCACTCGACGCCCTGCTCCGTCGCCTGCACGGCTGCCTGCTGGGTTTCCTGCTGCTGGCGCTGCACGTTGCCGGTGTATGCGGTGCGATCGCGCTGTCCGGCGATCTCCAGCGCACTGTCACGAGGAAGGTCGCCAGCTGCCACCTTGGCCTGCAGGTCGGCGTGCCCGGCCAGCGGGTCATGGAAGCCGGGAGCCTCCCTGCCCAGAATCTTGGCCAAGGCGGCGTATTCCTGGCCCATGACCTCGTAGGCCCTCTCCGCCGCCGCGAGGTCACCCTGCCCCGCCTTGCTGATCAGGGCCAGGTAGTCCAGCGCCATTCCGTACTGCTCGGAGCTGGCGCCGGTCTCCCGAACCATCTGGACCATATCCTCGCCGATGCGCGAGCGCTCCACCAACTCCGGCAGGCGGCCCACGTCCTCGATGCCAGCCGCCTTCAACGCATCGACAGTTGCCCGGCTCTGCTTGATCTCGGCGGCCATGCCGCGGAAGCGTTCGGCCGACTTCTCCTTCAGGCCCAGCGCGGTGATCTCGGCCTCGGTGTCGGCATCCGGCTGCGGCTCCCCCTCGGCGGCAGCGGGCGGCTCGCCATCGGCAGGCGGTGCACCGTCCTGCGGCTGTGCCGGGGGCTGGCCGTCCGCTGGCGGAGCAGCGCCCGGGTCGTCTGCCGGCGGCGTTGCGGTATCGGCCGGCACCGATTCGGACGGTTCCGGGTCACCGACAGGCGCAGCCTCTGCATCAGCAGCGGCAATGCCGGCGTCCATGGCCGACAGCGCATCTGCGGTCAGGTCGGTCGGGGTGGTGTCCGGCTCGGTCGCCGGGGTGTCCGCTTCGACGTGCATGGCTCAACCCTCCTCCTGCAGCACATACCAGTCTTCGGCCAAGCAGTCGTTGACGCTGGGAACCCAGGTGCTGACGGTGTCGTTGACGTTCTTGATGGCGAAGTAGGCGTTGTACGGGACCATCGATCCCTCGCCGAAGTGCGCCTTTGCCGCGCCCGTCTGCACGGCATAGCTGGCCGGCGGCACGAGATAGACGAACATGCCCTTGCCATTCCAGCCATCGCGGGCCACACGACGACCATCCTTCAGGTGATCCAGCGCGCTGCCGAAACCAAGGCCGAAGGTGAATTCAGCGCGAGACGGCGGGGTGACTTTCTCGTTCATCACTTGCTCCAGGTTGCGAACACCCGCCAGATGGCGAGCGTCAGGGGGTGGTGGCGCATCTCAGCTCCTATCAGGCTGCTGCGAGGGGATCGGCGGCCGGGGAGCCACCGGGAGGTGCGGGCGGAACGGGCGGCTGCTGGCCGGCGTTGCCACCCTGCGGAGGCGGCGCGCTGCCGGGCACTGCCTGTGCAGGCATGGCCGGCTGTGTGCCGTCGTTCTGGGGAATGAGCTGGTCGATGTCGAAGCGCTCGCCGCTGCGCTCGGCGGTAATGCGCAGAAGGTGTTCCAGTGCATCGGCGATGCTCGCCGGCGACGAACCACGCAACTGGCCGATCTGGGTTACACCCTGCTGGAAAAGCGGCAGCACGCTGGCCCACGACTGGCGCTCCAGCGCGGTGTTCGGCTTTCCCGAGGAACCGGCGCGGATCTCAATGCGCATGAACTCGGCCAGGTCATCCGGTCCCTGATACGGCGGCCAGAACGCGGTCGGACCGGCGATGAACCGCACGTCCTCGTCGGTCATGTACACGCGGGCGATCTGACAGGTGTACTCGGCCAGTTCGGACAGGCGCATCTCCATGCTGTCGCGCCGGCTGCTGCTGCGCGCCTGGAATCCTTGCTGCTGGATGTCCGCCTCGGTGGCGGTCTTGGCGGTGTTGATCGACCCGGACAGCGCCTCCTGCACGCCCCAGATGCGCTCCAGCGCCGCCTCGATCTTGCTGCGGTCGTAGGCGGCAGCGTCCATCTGCGGGTAGGTGATCGGAACCAGAATCGTGCGCAGGTCCAGATTCGGCTGAGTCGGGTTGATGCCGACCATCTCGCCGATCTTGGCGTTCGACAGCTTCTTGGCCTCCTCCTCGGCCATCGCGCCAGCGTTGAACGCAGTCTTCGGGATGATGCGGCGGCGGTGATCAGTCTCTGCCGACATGCTGCGGTTGAATTCGTCGGTCAGCTTGATCGAGCGGCTGACCAGGCTCTGCGGGTGACGCTGGCCGTCCACTTCGGAGGTCGGGAACACGAAATACGGATAGAACCGCGTGGTGGCCGGCGGGTTGAAGCCCGGCTTCACCCAGAACGGCACGCCGGTGATCATGGTCAGGACGGTGTTGCTCTCGGCGTCCCAGATCTCGATCAGACGGACGTAACTGGCCGTGGTCGTGTCGTTGTTGGTGGTGAACTCGTCCGCGTCATCCGCCGTGGCGCTACCGGCCGTCACGTTGACGCTCTCGTTCTTGCCCATGCACGGCTTGCGCGGCGCATACCGGGCGGCCTTGCACATGATGTTGGCCGCGTCGCCCTTCGGATCGAACTGCTCCAGATACGGGCCGAACTCGGCCAGCGCATCCTCGTAGCGCATGTAGGAGATCTCGGCATTCCACGGCGCGTCGACGTGGTTGGAGATCGTGAAGCCCGGCGCCACCTGGAAGTTCTCGCCGGCCACGTTGTCGATCACGTAGCCACGGGCGACCACCCGCTCGGCGCCGTTCTGGATGGTGGTCAGCTGGCGCTCCAGCTCGGCGACGGTCGCCTCCTGGTCATTGCCGACCACGCCCTTGACCGCATCCCACGCGCGCGCGGCATACCCGGCGGTGCCATCGGCCAGCTCCTGCTGCAGCGCCTTGGCCCGGGCAATGTTCTGCTGCAGGTCGTTGATCGCCGTCTGCGTCTCGGGCGAAATCTCGGTCCGCTCCTGCCACGATGCCTTCATGACGCCGATGCCGATCGTCAGCGACGACCGCACCCACGGCCGGCCGCGGCGCTTCAGCTGCGCGTCCTTCCACATCTGGGTGCCGACCACTTCCATGGTCTCGGCGAACTGCTTCATCTCGCGCGAGCGCTTGGCGTACTGCTTGCGCAGCTTCAGCACCTCATCGGAGACCAGCTTGTCCACCGCGCCGGTGGCCAGGAACCCCTCCTGTGCCTGCATGCTCTGCGCCAGCGCCTGCTGCTCGGGCACGCCGTCGGCGGTCAGCTGCACGGCCACCTGCCGGCCAACCTCCATCGCGTCCTGTTCCGCCTGCTGCTGCAGGCCGGCCATCAGGGCCTCGTCCGACTCCACGATGTCCCGCAGCTGTTCGGGCGTCGGCATGCGGTGCGCCGGGCCGGGCGACACGTCGAAGTCCGGATTGCGCGCGTAGAGGAACGCCTCCAGGTTGTCGATGTTCGTGCCGATGATGTTGGCGTCGACCAGGAAGCCAGAATCGCCGCGGGCCTGCCGCCGGTCCTTCGCATACTGCAGCCTGGCGTCCTCGTCGTACTTCCGGGCCTCATCGAAGCGGGCCGACCAGCGCTTCACATCCGCCTGGATGCGGCTCAGCTGCTGGGCGCGCGCCGGATCGGGATCAGCGGCGGCCGCGATCCCGTTTTCGAGTGCTGCGATGGGTTGGTCTGCCATGGTCGGGCCGGTGTTCGAACTGGCCCCAAGGTGCCTGACCTGCCGGAGGCATCAACGGTAGTAGCGGGCGGTCTTCTCGTCGTCGTCGCGGTCGGCGGCGTCGCGCTGCTTGAACCAGGGATCGGTGAATGGCGCAGGCGGTGCCGGCTTTGCCTCGGGCGGGAGGCTGCCGTCAGCCATGAGGTCGATGCCGCGGCCGAACAGGCTGCACACGTCCACCATGTCGTCGCGGCGCCCATCCTCACCGGTGAAGGCGCACAGCTGGTCGATCAGCCTGTCGCCCCATTCGGTGTTCGGGATGTGCACCGACCCGGTAGCAGCGCGCGCGGCGAAGCCGAGGGCGCGGTCTGCCTTGCTGCCGGCGCTCGCCAGCGGCACCCGGTGTACGAACGTCTGCGTGGCCTTGGCCGCCCGGCGGATGGCGCCGTCGGTGGTGCGCAGGATGACGCCCATCTCCTCGAAGGCCATCACCGGCTTGTTGCGCCGGCCCATTTGCATCAAGGCGGCGATCCACACCGACGGGTCTTCCTGGCCGCTCCACCAGTCCACGAACCACATGTCGCCAATGTGGTCGAGACCGGCACAGCCGTGTTCGGTCCAGTCGGGGTCAGCCTCGGGGTCATCCGGGTCAGGCGCGCCGGCGTAGTCGCTCGACAGGTACTTGCGCAGGCCCTTCGGCTCGTCGCCCAAGTTGAAGCGCTTGAACCAGTGCCGCTTGAACAGGATGCCGGCCTTGGCCCGAGGCTGGCCGCCGAAGATGTGGTCGTGCAGGTCCTGCGACACAGCCAGCGTCTTCAGCCTCTCCGTCTCCATCGCCGGGTTCCACCACGGGTTATCCAGCCAGTTGATCTGGATGACGATGGCGTCCGGGTCGTTGCCCAGCACCCAGCGCTTGTAGGCGTAGTCGTCCTGCTGGTCAGGGTTGAAGGTGACCCAGATCTCGGCACCGGTGGTGCGGACGATGGTCGGAATCAGCTTGTTCCAGCTGTTGGTCGAGACGTTGGCCGCCTCCTCCACCCACACGATGGTCGCGCCTTCGAACGACTTGATGCTGTCGGCGGTGTGGTCCTGCAGGCCTGTGAAACTGAACGTGGAACCGGTCAGGATGCAGGTGATCTGGTCCTCGCCCTGCTTGTTGATCTTGAAGTAGGCCGACAGGCCCATCCGGTTGATGTAGTCCTCGATTACCCGCTTAGAGGACTGAGCGATCGACTTCTGGATCTCGCGCACGCACAAGATGCGGTGCTTGGCCTGCATCGACAGCATCACCAGGATCTGCGCCACGGTATGCGACTTCGCCGAGCCGCGGCCGCCGTACAGCACCTTGAACTGCTTGGGCTTCAGCACCGGCAGCAGCTTGGCCGGGATGTGCACCGGGGTGTGCGGTGCCAGCGGGTTCGGCATGGCCGACACGGTCACTCGCCCTGCTTGGCCGGGACCACGCCCATGACGTAGAACGGCGGCGGGGCCGGCAGCTTTTCGCCGTCAGCATCGGCCAGCTGGACCTTCTCCCCGTAGCGCTTGGCGTTCTCCTTGCCGGACTGCCACTTGATGGCGTCCATCATCACGCGGGCAGCGGCCGGGTCCAGCCTCCTGTCCTCGACCTTCTGCATGATCTCGTCCAGCCGTTCGAAGCGAGCATCAGCCCGACTCGCGCGCGCGCGCATGTACTGCTGTCGGAAGGAGGCGGGATCATCCTCATCCCCACCAGCGTTTGCGGCCAGCCAGCGGAAGATGGTCCGGGCGTCGGGCATGCCCTCGGTCTCGCCGATCTTGGCGATGCTGTCCCCTTGGGCGATCAGGACGCACACACGCTCGGCCAGGTCCTGCGTGTACTTGCTCGGGCGGCCGATAGGTTTCTTGGCCGTGCTGGCCTTGGGCTGCTTCACGGATAGGCGCTCCCAACCTGTCCCGGCTCATTGCTCCCTGAGCATTCGTTCCGGTGATCGTTGGCTTTCGGGCAGCGCTTGTTGCCACATGTTGGGCAAATCACCATTCGGATATCGGTCAGCGTCAGGGGCCGTAGGTCACGGCAGGCATGACACCAGCATTGATCTGTCCCCCAGCGGATGCTTGCCCCGAATAGCTTGGCGCGATTGAACTCAGCCACTGCCTACCTCCACCTGCAACCGCACCTGCCCCTGCCGGGTGATGCCGAAGCGCTCGCCCTGCTCCTGCGCGTAGCCGTGGCTCACCAGCGCGTCCAGCAGCGAGTCGCCGCCGCGATGGTGGTCGCGCCACTCCTGCCGGGTCAGGCTGAACTGGCTGGCCAGGTGCTGCAGGCCCTGCGTGATCGGGTCCAGGCTCACGACAGGGCCTCCTCGGTCCCACGGGCGATGAGTGACACGGATCCGGGTTGCAGCCCTTCCCCGCCGCCGCAACGCGGCAACCCGTTCCCTCGGTGCTGGCTGTTGCCCACCTGCCAGCTGGGGCTACCGATACCTGCCTCGGTAGAGGGCCGCACGTACGCGGTCACGCGGCGCACCCAGGCAGGTCGAACAGGTCGAGCTGCACGGGCATCTGCCGCTTCCGTGGCGCCGGCGTGGCGATGCCCACATGCTCCAACATGTCCTCCAGCACGTTCGCAGCGGCCTCGGCGGTCACGCGCGGGAAGCTGTACATACCCACCAACCAAGGCCAGTACGGAGACTTCTCGCCCTTGCGGGCCATCTCCACGGCCACCGGCTTGTCCTCGGCCAGGACGAATGCCTGCGAGGTCTCCGGGTTGATCAGTAGGTAGCTGGCTACCGTGCATGCGCGCTGGTTCTCTGCGATTCGTGGAAGGATGGCGTTGAGGGCATCTGCCGGGTTGGTCGGGTCGACCACGCAGACCACGCGCGGCTTCCAGACCTGCCGGAACGGAACACCCTCAGTTGTACCGGTGCGGCGCGGAGCTTCAACGGATGCGGCCATGTTTCGACCTCCGGTGCGGGGTTGGGATACCTGGCTCATGGGCGTGCCTTCCTGCGGTTGATCTCGCGGCGCATCAACTGCGCTTCGGTCTTGAACGCGCGGGCCTCGTGCAGCACCTCGCGCACGTCGTAGCCCTGCCGGTGCAGGCTGAATATCTCGTCGGCCAGGGCGTGGTCGAGGCGCGCAACCACTTCCAGCTCTCGCGTCGTGTACTGGCTGAAGGTCGGGATGCTCAAAACTCCTCCCTGATCCAGCCACCGCCGCGATTCTTCGCGACCGCCTTAAATGCGATGAACCGGAACGGGTACTGGCTCGCTGCCACCTTGATCTTCACGCGCGCGTCGTCGGTCCAGAACCCTTTGACCTCGTGCATCTCCATGACACCGTCGCCGCTCATGACCGCAAAGTCCGGGGTGTAGAACGTGTTGTCGGCCAGGCGTAGCTTCACGCCCTCGAACCGGAACCACTCCACGTCACCGGCCATGCGCAGGCGCTCCAGGTGCGCGGCATAGGCCTGCTCGGTCTTGTTCATCTGGCCAGCTGGCATGCGGCCGCGGGCGAGACGGTTCATGCCTTACCTCCAAGTCGAGCGGCCAAGCACAACATCGCCGGTCCGAGGATCAGCTGCAGGATCTCGTCTCCGTCGTCGTTCTCGACCACGTGCAGGGCCAGCCACTGGTGAACAACGTGTCCGTCAGCCGTGCGCACCCACCAATGCCGGTCCCCAGCAGTCTTGGCGATCTGCATCCTCACGAAAGGGCGCCAGCTCATGCCGCCACCTTCACGAGCCTGAGCTGGAACAGCTGCAGGATCGTCCGCTCGTGGGCGTGCTGCCAGATATCGGCCTTCTCCTCGCGGGTGAAGCGCTTGCCCTGGTCGAGTTCGCGGTGGCAGCTCCGGCACCCGCTGGCGAAGAAGCAGTCGTGCGCCTTGATGCTCCCGCCTTTGCCGTGGCGTGACTGGTTGCTGTGGCACGGCTCGCCGGGGCCACCCTCGCATACCCCGTCGATCTGCAGGGTGCAGTTGAGCTGGTAAGCAAGGTCCAGTAGGGCGCGGTCGCGGTAGTTCACCCGTCCACCTCCGGGCGAGCGGCGAGCATGGCTGCGTAGCGCTCGCGGTTGGCTGGCGAGTAGTGGCCTCGGCCCATGACTTCGTCCCACAGCTTGCGCATTTCGCGCAGCTGGGACCTCTGCTTTTCTGGCGTCAGCAGGCCGAATCCGTGGTCGAGACACACCGCCATACTGACCAGCAGCGCCTGATCCGGTTCGGCGGGTGGCGTGAGGGCGCCGATGATGGCCGACACTGCATAGTCGGTGACCGGCGAGTGGTCACGCGCTTCCCTGATCAACTTTGCGCGCTTGTCACTGCCGCCGGCGTCGAACTGAGCAGCCAGCAGCTCCCGCGCCCGCTTCTCTATGGCGTCCATCAGGCTGCGCCTCGGTCAACTACCATTCCACCGAACAGAGTGCAGGCACCGATGGCAAGTCCCAGACTCCAGAACGCGCCCGTGAAGTAGAGGAGCCACGCCACCCAAGCCTGCCAATCCTTGAAGTTGCCGAATGGATCGCGCCCATCGAGGATTCGATCAACCACCCACAGCAGTCCCCTGAAGCACGGGATCAGCACGCCGAAGAAGATCAGCGGGAACGCCGCGATCGCTAGAACATCGAGAACCTTGTCCATTACGCAACCCTCCTGCTTGGCGGCGCGAACTGCGCCAGTTTTTCCACGGCGCTGTCCGACCAGCGCACGCGATCCGAGAACTCGGCGTGGATGAAGGTGAGGAAGTCGCCCATCTTCCGGCGGCTGTACTTGCTGGTCCGGGCGCCGAGCATCACCACGCCACCGCGCAGGCCGGGTGCCCACTCGGTCTCCTCTTCGAACGCGGCGGTGAGGACGTCCTTCCAGTCGTAGGCTGTGGCCTGCCTGGTGCTGCCGTCGCGGCGGGTGATCACCAGCGGCACCTGCTTGGCGATGTCGCTCAGGGCCGGCCACATCGCCGCGTTCTGGTCCAGCGTCCGCTTCGGCTCGTCCAGGGTGATCTGCACCGGGCCGCCTTTGAGCCATTCGTTGATGGCGCTCACGACGTTGGAGATGACCTGCGGCCAGTTCCGGTTGTTCGGCGGGTCGATCAGGAAGGTGCGCTTCATCCTTCCACCTCCGGCGGACCGGGCAGCGGCTGCCAGTGGGTGATCGTCTCGTGGTCATCGGCGCTGCCGGCCACCCACGCGCCGGTCACGGCATATCCGCCTGCTCGCGAGTCCCACAGCATCAGCCTCGTTCCGTCCTTCGGCGCCGACTCAATCGGCTGCCACTGCGGGGCGAGCGCGCGAATGATCTTCGGCAAAACATCACATGCTGCATCTACCCCTGCCCGCGCATCACACCAGTGGCCGCGCTCGTTTCGCTTAGCCTTTTCCATGCGCGCAAGCAGCTCCCGCGCCTTCAATTCGATCTCGCTCATGGCCCCCCCTCCAAGGTGTCGAACGCCTGATCCCAATCAATGCCTGATTCGTCGGGGATGCCGGTCACGTACTCGGCTTCGGCAGACTCAGCACCAGGCCCATCGATGGAGATGAACCAGTCCTTTGCCTCCTCATCCCATTCCGGCTTGATCTCCCACCACGACCACAGACCGTCGCCGTCCATCGACAGCCACTCCGCCCACTCGGGCGCGTCTTTCCAATTCGGCTTGCTCATCCCCGCTTCCTCCTGATCTTCTCGTCTCGTTCGTCCCAGCCGGCCAGCCAAGCCCGGCGCAGCGCCAGCCCGTCCTCGCCCATGGCGTAGAGCGGGACCGAGTTGCGGTCCTTGTGTGCGTCGCGCATCCACCGGCCGGTCTGGCGGGCGCGTTCCAGTTCGTATGCGGGGACCATCAGTCCATCCCCCCGGAGCGCCTGCCGCCGGTCTGCGGCTGGGGAATCACCGGTTCTTCGCCGTCGTAGTCATCGATGCGGCCATAGGCCAGCGCGTTGCGGCCCCAGGCGCGGCCGGTCTCGCCCTCACGCTGCTTGGCGATGATCATTTCCACGAAGCCGTCCAACGGGGAGCGCACGCCCTCGCGCTCGCTGTAGTAGTCGTCGCGGTACAGGAAGACGATCAGGTCGGCGTCCTGCTCGATGTTTCCCGACTCGCGCAGGTCGGACATCTGGGGGCGCTTGTTCTGCCGCGTCTCCAGCGATCGGTTCAGCTGCGACAGCAGCAGCACCGGGCAGCCCAGCTCTTTGGCCAGCTTTTTGAACCCGGCGGTGATGTGCCCGATCTCGACCGTCTCGCGGGTTTTCCCGGGCAGCGGCATCAGGTGCAGGTGGTCGACCACCACCAGCCCGATCGGCGCCTTCATCCGCTCGCGCCGACAGCGGGCCACGATCTGCTGCTCGGATAGCCCGGCCGTGTCATCGATCAGCAGGCCCGACGCATTGAGCTGCTTGGTCGCCTGGGTGACCTTGCTCCAGTTCTCGTCGTCCCTCTCGCCGGGCTGCTGCAGCCATGCCAGCGGGACGTTGGCCAGGGAGGCGATGCCGCGGTTGTAGATGCTGGTGTCAGTCATCTCCAGGTTGAACACCAGGCAGCGCTTGCCACGCAGCGCAGCGGCCACGGCCACGTTGATGGCCCATGCCGACTTACCCATGCTCGGGCGACCGGCGACGATGACCAAGTGCCCATCCTGCAGCCCGCGCGTGCGCCGGTTGAAGCCGGTCCACGGCGTCAGCAGGCCCAGTGCCTGGCCGTTGTTCTCGACCCGGCTGGCCAGTTCCTGATACCAGCGCTTGCCGATCTCCTTGGCGCCCTTCACCGATCCCCGGCGGATGCTGGCGATCTCGGCCAAGGCCTGCGTCGCGTCAGCCACGATGACCGAGGCGTCCTCCCCTTCCGGGTTGAACCCCTTGGCCGACAGCTGGCCGCCGATCTCGATCAGCCGGCGCTGGGTGGCCTTGCCCTTCACGATCTCGGCATAGGCGACCACGTTCGCGGCAGAGTGCGTGTTGGCGCTCAGCTCGATCAGGTACGCACCCTCGCCCACCAGCTCCAGCTCGCCGCGCTCGGCGAACCAGTCGCCCATCGTCACCGGGTCGAACGGCTTGTCCGCGCCGGCCAGTTCCACGATCGAGGCGTAGATCATCTGGTGATCGCGGCCGTAGAAGTCCTCCACCTTCAGCCACTCGGAGACCTTCGGGAACGCCTCCGGGTCCAGCATCAGGGCGCCCAGCACTGACTGTTCGGCATCGCGGGACTGCGGCAGCTGGCGCAGGTCGTCGTGCGGGAAGTCAGCCAGGGCTGCGTTCATTCGGCCTCCCCGGCGTCAGCCTCTGCGGCCAGCTTTGCCTGCTTGCCGGCCGTGGTCAGCTGCCAGCTGCCGTCCTCGGTCGGGAACCAGAACTTGGGCCAATTGCTTTCGACAGCGTTGCGGAAAGTCTGGCGCCACCCACGCACGCCGGTCTGCTGCTTGTCGGCGTACCGGGCCTTGAACCACAGCCATGCCAGGGCGACGAAGTCGTGAGGCAGGCCGATGCGGTCGGCGTAGGCGAACACCGCGTCGTCCACTGGGATCAGGTTCTCCCCTGCCTGCTCGCACTCAGCCCGGAATGCAGCGAAGCTGATCTTGGCCGAGCGCTTCGGCTTCTGCTGCTGACCTTCGCCATCGGCATCACCCCCCTTGGGGGGCTTAGGGGGGTTCTTTTCTTCTTCTCTTCTCTTCTCTTCTCTGGTCCGCTTTTTGTCCGCACCGGATGCGGACTCTTTGCGGACGATCCTCTTCCTGTCAGCGTCCTGCGCACGGCGCTTCGCAGAGGCCCCGTTGTGCGTGTCAAAGTCAGGCAGCACAAGGCTTTCGGCTTCCACGTCGAGCCAGCTGACGGCAACCATCGCAGCGGCAAACCCGGGCCAACGCAGATGATCGTCCAGCGTTTCGCCGCTGTAGCCTTCCAGCTTTCCGTCGACGGAATGCGCGTCGAACAGACACCACACGGACATCAAACCGCCGACCGTCCGCAACGTGTCCGACTTCAAAGCGGACGCCATGCGGACAACCTTTGGATGGGTGAAGAGGTCCGATCGCATCTTGATCCAGTCACCAGCCATTACGCCGCTCCCAGCAGGTCAGGCTGCGGCGTAGCTGAGCGCCGGGCTTCCGCCCTGGCCTGCTCGGCCGCGCATAGGGACAGGTGCGCGACGATCTCCTCGCGCGTCATGGGCTCACTGGATTGCGTCAGTTGCACGCACTCGTCCAGGTGCCGCAGGTACTCGGCTCGGTTCATACCGCTCTCCTGTTGGAGGAGCTGGTCCCTGCGCGCGATGGCCTTGGCGATGGTCGGGAACACCCCACCGTAGATGCGACCGCCCTCAGCGCGCGGGACGCGCACCATGAAGCCCTTGGAATGAAGGTGGATGCAGACGTGGCCCGAGGCGCCGCGCGGCCGCTCATGGCGGTTGCGGGAGTTCTGGGCACTGGTGACGCAGCGAAGGTTGCTGCGCCGGTTGTTCAGCGTGTCGCCGTCGATGTGGTCAACGCACAGGCCACGTGCCGGGGCCGCGATCAGGCGGTGCAGGTAGACGCGCTTGCCTGCCTCCGTCCGGTACGCATAGGAGTGCCGCCCACGATGCTTGCTGGCGCTCCACTTCTTGTGGCCGTGGATGGCGAAGTCCTCGTCATCGAGAACGCACACCAGCCCACGGGAGAGCTGCAGCGTCTTCATGGCCAGCGAACCCCCAGCTTTGCCAGCGTCCCGCTCAGGCCAGACAACTGCTTGTGCAGTTCGGCGAGCGCTTCGGCGGTCGCCGCCTCCGGGGTGATCAGGTAGCGTTCGATCAAGTAGTGAATCGGCGACACATCCTTGGTGACCTGGACGTAGCGCTCCAGGTCATCGATCGAGAGGCCGCGCGGCTTGCCGCTGCTGTCGCAGCCCGCCAGCTTCTCGCTCAGCTTCGACGGGGCCATATCGAGCTGCCCGGCCACAGCAGTGAGGCCAGCGCCGCGATGGACCATGGACGCCATGTGATCGCGCAGCGTTGCGTTGCGCGTCAGGCCGTCTTCAAAGGTGATTTGCAAGCTTTTCATGCACTTACCTGGTTGGTGGGAAGCCGTGGGAATTCCTTTTCCCCTGCGTTCCCCTGGTGGGTTCTGAAAATGGCCGCTCCCCAATCAGGAGCAGCCATTCGTGAATTCAGAAGTGACGCGGTCGAGCGGTGTCGTGGAGCTGGTGCCGATTGCCGGCCGGCTGTTCGTGCTGAAGCGCTACGGGGATCGGGTGCGGATCACCCAGGTGGAGCGAAAGAACCCGCCCGCTCCCGGCAGCGGCACCGTGGTGCCCTTCCCTGCCCGGGGTCGGTGAGGTGGTCATGTCAGGCCCGGCGGCGGCGCTTGGGCGCGGCACCGAACACGTCGGTTCGGGTTACCCGCGTGTAGGGGGGGATGCCTCGGTACTTCCAGTTCTGGACTCGCTGGATGCCCTTGGGCATCTCAAAGCCCAGCTTCCGGGCCACTTCGGCCGGGCCACCGAGCTTGTCGATCAGCTCGGAATCCTTGTGCATCGCTGTGGTTGGCTGGTTCATGGAGGCATTAAACGTCATGTTTAATGCAAAGTCAACACAGCGTGTAACAACGCCGCGTTTAGTAGCTCGACAATGTGGGATGGCCTCAATCCACGAATCGATGAAGCGGCTCTACGCTGCTGCAGAACAGTTGGACCCGCCCGTGCGCGGGCAGTCCGCATTAGCCCGCGCGCTCGGCCAGTCACCCCAGGTCGTGAAGAACTGGGAGAGCAGGCCCACGGGTGTGTCCGCCGCAGGTGCGCACAAGGTCCAGCAGGAACTGGGAATCAGCTCAACGTGGGTACTGGCCGGCGAGGAGCCGATGTTCGTATCCAGCGGGCCAAGGCGCGTCGCGGCAGTTGCGACGGCTTCTTTCTATGTTCGCGTTCAGCAACTGGATGCGGAGGCAGGAATGGGCGAGGCCGTTGAAAATCCCGACTACCCGGAGGTGATCCGGGCCATCGACTTCGAGCCGAGCTACATCCGTAGCATCGTCGGCTTCGTCCCCGCACCCGGCAGGCTGAGGCTTATCACAGGAAACGGAGATTCCATGCAACCTGTCATCCAGCCAGGCGACGCCGTGGTGGTCGACACCGCAATCACCGCGTTCGACGGTGACGGTATCTACCTGATCAACATGGGGAACGGTCAACAGATCAAGAGGCTGGTAGACCGAGGCGTGATCCACGTGGCCAGCGAGAACAAGAGCTATGGCGACCCGTTCCCCATCCCAGAGGGAACTGTCATAGGAGGCAAGGTGTACCTGCGCAACCGCATCGAGCGGTTCAACTGAACAGAGGAAGGGATCCACTCAATGACTGCTGCTCTCACACTGCTAGTAGCCCTCGCTTCCGGCGCAGGGGCAGATACCTCGCTAAGGCAGTGCCAGATGGCGCTGCAGGCATGCATGGCTGAAGGCCCGATCCCGCTCACTTTCATCAGGCCTGCCGACGCTGATACCGAGGAGTATCAGGATGCTGAACGAGCTGCGGGGCACCTGAAGGATGCAACTCGGGATTTGAGCAAGTGCGCCGCTCGGGCGGACTTCGAGGATGACTGCGCCAGGGAGGCGCGCCAGGTGCGCTACGCCGCAGATGAGTACGAGGCTGCCTCAGACGCATACCGCCGTAGGGATCGCTGACCTGCAATGCCCTGAAGTCCATCAGCCCCGCTCCGGCGGGGTTTTTTCTTGCCTGAGCAAAAATTTCAACAAATTTATTAAACACCCTGTTGACTTGTGATTAAACGCCGTGTTTAATCACTCCAACGCCGCGACACACCCACTCCCGGGAGCGGCTTGGAGACGAAGATGGGTCCGCACACTGCAACCGACATCGAACGGAACGCCCAGCGGAGCTTTGATGGCCTGCTGCCGCCGGATACCGAAGAGGCGTTCCAGGACGCCTGCAACTCCCTGGCGCGCACCTACGACCGTGAGGGCAGCACCGCCGAGCTGATCTCGGTGATGGTGACCTCGGAGCGCGCACTGGACTACCTGGTTTCCGAGGTCGAGGTCCCGGCGCACCTGCTGCACGACCTGCGGGAGCTTCTGGACATGCAGGCCCGGGTCGTCCGGCAGGTCGAGCGCTCGATGCGCGCTGGCCGTGCAGCTGACCGCCGCCGAGAGAGCCCTGCACCTCCAGGCGCTGAAGCTGGCTTCGGGCTACCTGCTGGCCTTCTGCATGGGCGTCGCGTTCGCCGTCGTGGTGCAGGCGGTGCTGTCGTGAGCCGGCTGGACTTTCTGAGCCTGTTGGTACGCGAAGCCACGAACGCCGAGAACAGCGCGAGCGTTCGCCTGGAGCGCGTCAGCAAGGCCCATGCCGACCTGCTCAACGAGCTGCGCGCCAAGGATCACCGCGTCGCGAAGGTCTTCGACGCAGCCCGCGCCGTGCTGAGTGCCAGCGACTTCACCGACCTGCTCCATGCCGAAGAGTGCCTGCGCGAGGCGCTGGATGCGTGCGAACCCACCGACATCGATCACCAACCCAATGGAGCTGCCGAATGAGCCGTTCTGGATATTCCGACGACTGCGAAACCTGGTCCCTGATCCGCTGGAGAGGCGCGGTGGCTTCGGCTCTGCGTGGCCGGCGTGGGCAGGAGTTCTTGATCGAGCTGCGGGATGCGCTAGACGCCATGCCCGACAAGAAGCTGATCGCCGACAGGCTCCAAGACACGTCGGGATGCTTCTGCACGCTCGGTGTCATCGGGGCAAAGCGCGGGATCGACATGTCAGGCCTTGACCCCAATGACCGCGAAGCCGTGAGCGCGAAGTTCGGGATCGCCGAAGCCATGGCCGCCGAGATCGTCTTCGAGAACGACGAGGCCTGGAGCTGGAAGCGTGAAACCCCGGAGCAGCGCTGGGTTCGGATGCGCGAGTGGGTTGGTCAACAGATCCGCGCCTCGGAGACGCTCCATGAACCCGTTTGACCGACTGGACGCAGCCTTCGCCGTGCAGTTCTGCGCGCTGCCGCCCATCACCCCGCCGATGTCGCTGGCGGAAGCCCGAGAACAAAGCAACCGCGAGGCCGTGGACGGCCTGTGCGTGGAGGAAAACGACGATGAGCAGTAAGCACACGCCAGGGCCGTGGGGCATCGAACAGACCGATGACACCAACTGGATCGGTTTCATGCGTCCAGATGGCAGAAAGGTGGAACTGATCGTCTGCACAACTCAGCGCGACAACTTCTTCAAGCCAGACGTTCAGGATAAAAACGACGCCAACGCCCGCCTGATCGCCGCCGCGCCGGAGCTGCTGGAAGCGCTGAAGGACGCGGTCTGCGCTCTGGACTGCTGCGGGAAGGACTACCCCGCCGCCGAGAAAGCCCGCGCCGCCATCGCCAAAGCCACCGGCGGTGCGCAATGAGCCTCCGCCTCCGCATCGCCTGGGCCGCCGTCGCGCTGTTCGCCGCCGTAGTCGTGCCGCTGCGCATCGCCGAGATCCACCAGGCCCACGCCGATCGTGACGCTGCCAAAGCCCGATGGGCTGTGACCACCAGCGTGCGCGGCTGAATCCCCCGCCCTCACGGGCCCCGCGCCGGCCGGGATTCCACGTCGCCGGCATCTATTCCCACCCGACAAAGGAACTGCCATGTCAGCACCCACTTTCCAGATTCCACAGGACGTCATCCAACCGATCATCCAGGCCAACATCACGGCCGCCATTGCGCAGGCCCTGGGCGGCAGTGCAAACGTTCTGGAAAAGGCGATCAGCACGATCCTCTCAACACAGGTGGACGGCGAAGGAAAGCCGAGCAACTACCACCACTCATCCCATAAGACCTGGCTTGACTGGGCCATCGGGGACGCCATTCGCAAAGCCGCGCGCGCGGCTATCGAGGAGCAGATCGGCACGCTGCAGGCGGCACTCAAGGAACAGATGGTCGCCCAGCTCACGAAGAAGAACTCGCCTCTGATCAAGCAGATCGCGGAGGGATTGGCAGCAGGCGCATTCAGCCCCGAGGCAATCAAGTGGCGCCTGACGATCAGTCCCGAAAGCCGCGACTGATCCACACCAGTAACCAGCTCGCCCAGCAGCGGCTCCAAGAGCCGGGCACCTCATTCCATGTTGAGAAAAATCCCATGAGCGAACTCGCCATCGCCGCGGCACCGGCCGCAGACCCCACCGCCCCGGCCTCGATGCTCGCCGTCATCGAGCGAGTGGCCACCGACCCGAACGCCGACATCGACAAGATGGAACGGCTGCTGCAGATGCATGAGCGCATGTTGGACCGCGAGTCGGCATCGGCATACACGGCCGCCCTGGCAGCGATGCAGCCGCGTCTGCCGTCCATCAAGGAACGCGGTGCGATCAAGGACCGCTCGGGCAATGTGCAAAGCACCTACGCGCTGTGGGAAGACATCAACGCGGCGATCAAGCCGGTGCTGCAGGAGTTCGGCTTCGCCCTGTCCTTCCGCACCAAGACCCGCGACGGGATGGTCGAGGTGACCGGCGTTCTGGCGCACAAGGGCGGCCACAGCGAGCAGACCGAGATCCACCTGCCGGCGGACACCAGCGGTTCGAAGAACGGCGTGCAGTCGGTCGGGTCCAGCGTGAGCTACGGCAAGCGCTACGCCGCCAGCGCGCTGTTGAACCTGACCACCCACGGCGAGGACGACGACGGCCTGCTGGGCGGCCAGAAACTCGACGACAAGGCCGTGAACTGGATCGACGTGGCCAACGAGCTGGAACACCCCGAGGCCTACCAGGCGAAGCGGCAGGAGCTGCTGAAAGACTACGGCGGCGCGGCCAACCTGCCGACCGAGGTGCGCAACGCCTTCAACCGGGCCAAGGCCCGCGTTACCCCGAAGGACTGACCCATGAAGATCCTGGACGTCGAGCAGGGTTCACCGGAGTGGTACGCCGCGCGGCTCGGCGTCCCGACCGCCAGCGAGTTCGGCAGCATCATCACCCCGAAGCGCGGCGACTATGCCACCGCCGCTGACACCTACATCAACCAGCTGATCGACGAGCTGATGCGGCCCCAGGCGGCCGAGTCGTTCGGCGGCAACCGCCACACGCAGCGCGGCAGGGATCTGGAACCGGACGCGCGCGAGTTCTACGCCTTCGAGCAGGACGTGGTGCCTCAGCAGGTGGGTTTCATCCTCAACGACGCCGGCACCCTGGGTTGCAGCCCGGACAGCCTGGTCGAGGCCTACGGCGGGCTTGAGATCAAATGCCCGGACGGCCCCACCCATGTGAAGTGGCTGCGCGCCGGCGGCGTCCCCGACGAACACAAACCCCAAGTGCATGGCTCGCTGATCATCACCGGCCGCGCCTGGTGGGACTTCCTTTCCCATTGCCCCGGCTACCCCGCGCTGCTGGTGCGCGTGTACCCGGATGGCTTCACCGAGAAGCTGCAGGCGCATCTGGACCGGTTCCTGACCGAGTACCACGCCGCCCGCGCCATCTTCCTCAAGGACGCAGCATGAGCGACAAGAAATTCATCGATGGCCTGCTGGTCAAGGCACCGCGCGGCAACGCCCCCGAGTACGTGGTAGGCCACCTGTCTCTGAAGCGGGAAGAGCTGATCGCCTGGCTGCAGCAGCAGAACGGCGAGTGGATCAACGTCGACCTGAAGATTGCCAACAGCGGGAAGTGGTACGCCCAGGTCGACGACTGGAAGCCCGACCGCCAGCGCGGTAGTGGCGGCAGCGGCCGGCAGCAGCAGGCCCCTCGCCAGCAGAGCCAGCGCCCGCAGCAGCCCCAGCAGCAGGCGCCGGTCGACGACTTCGCCGACGACGACCTGAATTTCTGACCATGAAGACCTGCACGAAGTGCGCGGCCCGGCTGCCGCTGCGGTTCTTCCCCCTGATTAACGGCAAGGCCACCGCCGCGTGCGCGCCCTGCCGGAACACCGAGCGCCGCCTGCACGACCCGCTGCGCCCCCTGCGCCGCGATCCGCTGCAGGTCGAACTGAACCACCTCACCCAAAGCTGGCAGCGCCGCACCCGTTGGTCGCTGCTGGCAAATCAGGAGACCCATTCGTGACCAGCATCCACGTACAGCCGACCTTCGACCTGGCCACGTTGGCCGAGAAGAACCGCCAGCGGGCCGAGCTCGCCGACGACGTAGCTCGCTGGCAGGCAGCCGGCGGCAAGGTCCAGAAGCTCGGCACCAGCCCCATCGACCGATCCACCATCAGCCGCCGCCAGGTGGTCGAGGGTGGCCACGACAGCCGCACGAAGAAGGGAGCCCGCGCATGACCACCGACAACAAGACCCTGGCGGACGTGCAGCCCGGTGGGAGGGTGAGGCTGGGGGATGCGCTGCTGCCGTGTCCGTTCTGCGGAAACGATGCCGAGTTCGTGCCCTACAAGAACAACGGACTCACCCTGAAGTGCAAGAGCATGGGCTGCATCCAGCGGCACCAGCGCACCCTCCGCTACGGAATCGATTGGCTGCGGACCTCGATGACAGAACACTGGAATGCGCGCGTCCTCTCCGCCCAGCCCTCCCCGGGGGGTCAGGATGCTCATGAAATGGCCGATGCCTTGGAGCGGATTGCCGCAGGGTCGCTTTCTGACTATGAGGGCGTGAAAGCCGATGAGCTTCACATCCTTCGATGCGCAAAGCTGATCCGTGACCTCGCCGCCCGCCAGCCGGTGGGGGAGCCGGACGCCTTCCTTGTGCAGGCGGTGAAGGATGGGGAAACGTGGGAACACAGGTGGTATGTACCCCGCTGGGGCGAC